TCAAGACCACCACTACCGCTGTGGCTTTCAACGCCCACTTCGGTGAGATCTGATGCGATTCAGGACTCGGTACATCGGACCTAGTTTGGCTGCTGCCAGCGCTATAAGCCTTGGCCGTAAGGCTTCTATGATCCGTAACCGCAGTCGACTTGCACTACTCAATCAACTTGCATCGCACAGCTTTGGTGCAACAGTTGAACACTACATAGGCCAGTTCCCTTTAAGTGACAGTACAGCTGGTGGTTCAACTCTGGTAATTGCAGGTGTAGGTAACAACTTTATTGCACCCCTGTTCGCGCCTGTGTATGTGTTCTTGGGTGGAATGCCGGTGCCTGCTACCGCTCCATTAGTATTCCCTGAAGACTATACTTATGCCGAATTTCAAGTGCCAAGTTTGGCTGATTACTACACCTTCTTGGGTTTAACACCCCCAACACTTACCACTGGAGAGACTGTTGACGTCCTCATTAGCATTGGTAACCGCTACGGATCTGACTGTGGAGATGTCTCTACTGGTGAGATCTTCCAGTGGATTGAACCATAACCCTTAACTAGGAGAACAACATGCCGCCTGAGTTCCGGTCGACCCCAGTGGGGTCGCGCGATCTGCTCGCCCAGCACGGTCTGGTTGAGCGTCGTCCCCCCGTCCGTTCGTCCGACTTCCGTTCGCTCGGATCCCCGTTCCACTACTACCTCACTCGCAAACTGGGCCTAGTCCCAGCGCTGCGCTATAGCGTGGCCCTCTCGCAGGGCACGTGGTTCCACGCGGCCCTTGAGATCCTCCTACAGCCGGGCATGACTGGGGACCAAGCACACACCCAGTACAAGGCCAAGCTTGAGATCCGCATGGACGAGCTCCGTAATGTGTGCACTACCCTTGCCATGGGTGACGCACGCATCCGCGAGATCCTCGCCACCGAGGAACAGGACGCCACGTGCGCCTGGGTCTGGGCCCTCACGACCAAGGACATGCCCATCAACGGGGCCATCTCCAACGGCCGTACCCTGCACGAGTTCCTCTCGGATCCCAACTTCACGCCCATCTGTCAGGAGTGCATCCTCCGCACCCACATGGAAGTGGACGATAAGCGTGTGGCCCCAATCGACTGCGTCATGCAGCCCGACCTCTTGCTCCACCACCATACCCAGAACTCCCTGTGGATCGTGGACTACAAGACCACAGGCATCAGCCCCCGCATGCGTGCAGCGTCGTGCCCCATCGAACCACAGACCCAGCACTACATGCACATCCTCGACCACATGGTCAAGACGGGTCAGCTCCAAGCCAAGTACGACCTGCCCTCAGACGTCACCGTGGGGGGCATGCTCCACGCCATCATCCGCAAGCCCACTATCTCCTTCGGCCAGTCCGACCGGGACTACATCCTTGATGAGAGTCCCTTCAAGACAGGCCCCCGCAAGGGCCAGCCCCGCAACGAGAAGATCTATACCGGCGAGCCTCGGCTGGAGAACTACCTCGAGCGTTGCCGCCAGTGGTACCGGGGCGAGAAGGACTACATCCACCTGTCAGGCGACCGGATCGCTGACCCTGTCATCGACCTCTCCTTCACCAGCGGTACAGCCCTCATGGATCCCCACTGGACAGCCCAGTACCGGGCCCGGCTGGCTGCGGTGAATAAGTGGAGAATCGCCGCAATTGAACCACATGAGTATCCGTGGCCCACAGAAGTTCACGGATCTGGTACACTGGACACATACGCCCCCTTCGTCCTGCGACCTGTCACGGAATGGCCGGACATCGTACTGCAGGAGGGGTTCCTCGTTTCGGACCGGGACACACCACAGGAGACAACCAATGACAACGGATCCGTATCCGCCCAGCAAACTGCAGCGCAGTGAGTTTGGAAGTTTACTCACCGATGTGCTGCAACAGATCATCAAGCCCGCACTTGCTGATCTGATTCACACTGACCCCGAGATCACCAACAAGTCCACGTTGCACACTGCATTCAAGAAGTCCACGCAGAGCACCGTGTCTTTCTCCACGTTCAACATGTGGCTTGATGTGTTGGGCATTTCCTTCCGCAAGGTTGTGCAGATTGAAGGTATTACTTCTACCCATGCCCCCGCCCCGGGCGGGGCCGTGCGGCCCCCGCCGGATGCGGGGGAGCAGGAAGTGAAGTTTGACAACGAAGACCCATTGGATTTCCGCCCGTCGCGGGGATTCGGTGACGCATTCGGTGAGATCGCACGTCAATCAGGAGGATTCCAATGAGCATTCATCAGACAACAGCAGCAGGTACCGGCCCCGTTCGGGCCTACAAGGGGCTAGGATTCCAGGGTGGACCTGGTCTCTATTCGCTCCGTAATCTTTTCGGCATGGTCGTGGGTGAGCAGAACTCTGGCAAGTCTTACTTGTTCCAGTCCTGCCCCGACGCCTTCGTCATCAACCTCGATCTGTCCAGCACCGTGTCCCCCCACGCCAAGTGTGCAGTGTGGCCCGGCATTGGTATTGATGGTCGTCCAATGGACGTCGACGGAAAGCCGCTCATCATTACCTGGGACCACGTCGAAGCCAAGATCAAGCAGCTATGTGATATGGCTAAGAACGGAGACGAGCGTCCCTCAATGGTCGTCATTGACACCATGATCCCGATGATCCGTCTGCTCAAGCCGTGGGTTGCACGGCAGATGGGCAAGGAACTCTTTGAGCAAGCACATGGCCCTGCTGCGTGGGAGCGTCTGTATGACACGGTGATTGATGTGGCTCACCGTCTGCGTTCACATGGTTACGGCGTTTGGCTGCTCGCCCACCTGTCCCGCGACTGGGTAGAGATCGGCGAAGGATCCAAGGTAGAGGAGCACTACCTGTCCCTGCCTCCCGGCCTGCGGGAGCGACTGTCCAAGGTGGTAGAAATCATTGCACCCATGCGCTCAGAAGTGCGCGAAGTCTCCACCGTGGAACCAACAGTTGTTACCGTGGCCGGGAAGCAGGTTACGCAGAATCGCACTGTCACCAAGCAGACGATCACGCGTACCATCTCGTTCCGTGACCCGCGCTACCTGCGACTCATCCGTACTCGCACTCTCAAGCCGATGCAGGACATCGACGTGACCAGTGCAGTTGACCCTTGGGGCTTGTTCGAAGAAGCCTACAAGACCGCCAACACTCCCTGACCCCCGGAAGGGCTGGGGGTGGGCCCTCGACGGTGTCCCACCCCCGCCTCCCGATTTTCGTTCCGTGTTCTACTCTCCATTTTCATCTCCTTTCACGAAAGGTTTACTGTCATGACTATCAAGTCCACCATGTTCGCTGCGTACAACAACTCCTTCGCCTCGGTCGAGGCCAACACCGAGGGCTCCGGCGCAGGCTGGCGTCCCGATGCCGGTGACCATGCCGTGCTCGTCACGGGCATGACCATCGAGGAAGGAGAGTTCAAGCAGAAGGACGGCCAGTTGTTCCCGTCCATCGACATCACGTTTCAGTACCAGATGGTCGAAGATCCGGGCAGCCCCGAGCCTCGCAGCTTTACGGGTGCCCGTTTCCAGATGCCCGCTGACCCGACTCAGCTGACCGACGAGGGTGCCAAGACCCGCGCTCGCATCGAGCTCGAGCGCATCAAGGGCCACCTGACCACCCTGATCGGCCGTCGTCCTGAGAATCTGCAGATGGCTATGCAGACCGTGCAGGAGCGCATCAACAACGGCAACGTGATCCCGGTCAAGCTCCGTGCGCGTTACGACGAGAGCAAGGCCAAGCCCGGCACCAAGTACTTCAAGGAGTTCCTGGTCGCCCCGCTGTCGCTGTCTTGATTCCAACGCCATGACTTGCTCTGTGGGAAGCAGTCACTACCATGGCGAGCAATCGTCCCCCCACGATCGCCCCCTGGATTACCTGACCGGTGTCCAGGGGGCTTCCTTTTGCAAGTGGGTCCATGCCGGAAGCGGTGTGGCCCACATTCAACACATCCGCCCAGACGTGGCAAACCCCAGAGCCCTCCGGTTTTGGACCACTATGCGCACGTCCCGTACCTGCCCGGTACCCCCCGTACCCCTATCCCCTCGCCGGGGCATCCACCGTAGCCGGTGCTCCCTCGACCTATGGGATGGACCCCACTCGCTGGGGGGACGCTCTCAGTGGCTCTTGGCGTCCTGGGAAGCCCAGCAGCCAGCCCCTGCCCTGGAGAGGGTCAAGGAGTGGCTGGAGCGCTCGGAGCCCGTACGGGGCAACGTAGTGCGTCTGGCGGACAGTCTGGACTTTTCAGCCTACCTTGAAGGCGGTCTTTGGCGAGTCGCCGCCTTTCAAGTGCCAGCCCAGATCCGGGATGCCATGGACGGCATCCTTGGTTCTGCGGCACGGCTGAATCCCCGGGCGGTCCGGTGGGCAGCACGAGCTTGTGGGAACTCCAAATTTCAATTTTGGTACCGTATATGAACGAATCTCTGCTAACCTCCACAACCGAGATGAAGCCCCAGTACCGGCACCGAGTCAACGGCGGACCTCGGACCCCACGCTCCGACATGGGGTCCAAGAAGTCTGAGCTGCAGGCTCACGCCGACATGCTCGAGCGCATGGTCACCCGGTTCTCGGAGCGCATCCGTGTGCTCGAGGGTCTGCACACCATGCGTGTGGAAGAGGCGGGCCTCATCATCTCGTCCGTGTTCATGCTGTACCAGCGGTGGCGCGATGAGCACCCCGACGAACCGGATCGTGGCGAGTCCTTCATGGTGTGGATGGAACGACTGACCGCCGAAGAGGTCGTCTCCTGCGCCATGGGCAAGTGGGATCAGCCTGTCGGCGAAGACAAGCCTGAGCTGAACTGACGCACCGACGCACGCTGGCGGGCCGTATCGCCTGACTCAAGTCCGCCCTGGGTAATACCCATGCTGGCGTTAAGTCCGGGCTGATTGAGCACCTGTGCATACTGCTCACGCACATCAGAGGGCATCATGTCCAGCATGCGCTCGCTCAGTGCAGTCTCACGCAACGAAATAGCGCGGTCCCACTCAGATGGCTTGACCGTCATGGGTACACCAAAACGCTTCTTGTACTCTGCTTCAATCTGAGTGGCGGCTGCAAAGTTGTTACCCAGTGTGGCGTCCTTGAATTTCCGACGCATATCCACCATCTGTGCCCGGTTGGCAATCAGGAACTTGGTGGCCTCCATTGGGCTCTTGTGCTTCTTGGGGTCAAAGCCCACGCCACGCATCACCAACGAGAGGGGAGATTCAAACGACTGGATCGTGCCGTCATCACGGTACACCGGGATGTTGCCGTCGCCATTGGGGTTGTTCCAGTCAGCGTACTGTGACTGCAACAGACCAAATGGTCCGCCACCAGGAATGGGAGGCAGTGCACCCAACGCCTTTGACAGCGGGATACCAAATGGCATCGTGCGGAACAACTGCCGGCGCAGCTCCTCCTTGTCCCCCTCCACCAACCCCTTCGTGATACCGATTGCAATCTGTGCTGCTGGGGGGACAAACCCTTGCATCGCCGACTGGCCCAAGCCGGCCGTGCTCTGTGCACCCAGACCCGGGCTCAAGTCAATGTTGAACGCGTTCTTGCCCACCTCATAGATGATGGCGCTCATACCCAGGATTCGGCCAAGGTCTGCAACCTGAGCCGGGATCTCAATCGTGGGACCGCCAATCTTCCCAAGACCAAACTCGCGCGTACCACCAAAGCTCTGGGCTGAAGTGGCAATGTTGGTCACACTACGAATACCGAACTGCAAGAGCTGTCCCCCCAGCGGATTGGTCATGAACCCGAATGGGGTATTGGGATCCTGCAGGATGCGGGGCTTGCTTGTGGGATCAGATGCAAAGTTGTACCGACCCTGCATGTTCTGGATCTGCGTGGCGATCTGGTTCTTAGTCAGACGCACGCCACTCTCAGCCATCATCTTCTCGTAGAACTCAAGGCCTGAGGTGGCAACGCCCAGTCGATTCACTTCTTCAAACACCTTGAAGAGCTGAAGGGGTGCGTCCATGAAGTAGGTCTTGAAGAACCCGGGCTTGCCCTGAATGCGCGTTCCAAAGATGGCGCTATCCAAACTGGATGCGTGGTTGTCCAAGATGCCTGTCAGGTCATGGCCGTTCCAATTAGTTTCCGGAATGGTCTTGAGCAGGATCTCACGACGCAGACCTGGATCAATACGCACGGGGTACTTAAGACGTTCAGCCTTGTAAGCAGACCAACGCTTCCACGCTGTGCCCAAACCCTTGAGTACCTGCGGGTAACCAACTTCAGCACCAGCCCAGGTGAACAACTGCAGTCCGTTGTACATCGCAGTCAAGGGCGCAGACAGGTGCGTGGCATACAACCACGAAGCCATGTTGCGATTCAGGTCAGCAGCATCACGCATGTACAACGGCTTGTTGCCTACGCCGTCAGCCCACTCGTGCAGTTCCTTGCCAAGCGACCCGCCGTTGTCACGGAGGTATGTGCCGATTCCGCTGTCAGCAAACTTCTTGATTGCCCTGCGTGCGGTCTGCATGGTGCCAAGACCAAACGAGTGGTCAGCGCGTCCACCACCAAACAACCGAGGAATAAGGAACTGATCCAGGTGTTCCTGGGTCTCCAGGTTCTCTCGTGGCATGATTGCCTTCATCAGGCTAGCCATGTTGGTGACTTCATTGGCTGCAACCGCAGGAGTACGGTAGTCCCGAATGAATCCAAGTTCTCGTTCAGCAGTGCTCTGTGCACGCTGCAGACGCTCGAGGTAGCTGGTGCCGCTGGCGCTATCAATTACGCGAGCACTGGGACGCATCTCAGCCTTTTTGATTTCAAGCTGACGCTTCTCAATCTCTTCACGCAGAACGCGGGCAGCCTTGGTGAACTTCAGTTCCGGGCTGAATGTGGCGTCACCCAAACGAATACGAGACAGGTCCTCATCAGTAATACCCAGCATGTCCAACGTACGCTTTCGCATACGAGACAGGGGCTCCAAGGTCATCTTGGACCGCACATCCTCGTTGGCCAGCGGCTGGGCCTTTCGCTTCAGCACGGTAGCCGCAGCACTTGCCAACTCAGGCGGCAGGTCCATCGCGTGGTAGATCGCATTGGCCGTGGCCTTTGTGGTGTACGTACGGATGG